TTATCTCGGCAGCGGCGAACGAAGCACGGCATCGAACTTATCGAGCGAGGAGCGACGAAGCGGCGCGCTCCGGTTTATCGCCGTTTCCAGTCGCTGAAGAATTTCCTTCATCACCTGTATGTCGCTCGATTGCCGGTTAAAGTCGGCCTGAAGCTCCTTGATCGCCGTGGAGATGCTGACGGTCGTTTGTTCGGTGACAGTCACGCGATAGGTGAGATTGTCGGCCTTGCGCTCTGCTTCCTGGCTCTTCCCCTCAAGGCTAGCGAGCCTGAGATTGTAGCTTGCCTCGATCGCCTTCACTTCGGCCAGGCGTTCTTTGTGAAGCTGCTCGTGGCCTTCTTTCCATTTCTGCAAGTCCTCGATGTCCCGGCTCTTGTCGACCCAGATCACAATGCCGCCGATGATCATGCCGCCCAAAGTGACAAGCTGGATCAGCGTGTTCAGATTCCACTCCATCTTAGGCGCGCGACTTATCTGCATGTTCGTATTCTCCGCCATCCGGTAAGCCTGCCCCTGCCATGCGAATAAAAGAAAGCCCCAGCGTTCGGCCGGGGCGGGTTATCAGAAAGGTTTTTCTGTCTGCCTGAGCAGATCTGGGAGCTTTGAGAGAATGATTTCCTCAAGCCCCTTGGTATCGACGCCGAGCTTCTGGAGCGCTTCCGGGTTTTTCTCGATGACGTATTTCGAGGCTTCGGCCAGGATCGTGTCATTGATGACGCCGCCGACATTCGGGAGCCCCGCCTTACTCAAGGCAAACCGGATGGCATTGGCTGCCGACTGGTGAAGCGCCTCGCGAAGCTTGGCTTCAATCTCGACGCGTTGCTTTTCGTCCGTCACCTTCAGGAGCGCGATCAGCCGGGCAGCGATCCACGTCACCAGCACGGGACCAATGGTCGACACCAACAGAACCACGATGGGCTGCACGATGGTCCAGACCTCATACCAGACGGAGGACGGGGCGATGACCGGTCCTGCGTCCTGCGCCCATGCAGGGGCAAAGAAGAACCCGACGATGCATGTGAGCGCCAGAACGGCGGCAATCAAATACCAGATACGTGCCATGGTCAGCCTCCCGCCTTCTGAGCTTGGTTGATAGCTTGCGTGATGGTCAGATAGGCCGCAGAGGCCGCCACCAGCGTGGTGCCGAGCGTTGCTGTGTTTTTGTTCACGCAAAGACGCTGAAGGCTGTCATAGGCCGCCTGTGCGGCTGCCGCGGTCTTCGGCTTGAGCTTGTCGGCCACTATGAAAGGCTGAAGCACGGCATAGGCGGTCTCGCCGGCAGCGCACACCTGCGGCAGGCTGTTGCGAATGCCGGTATCGATCGATCCGGTGGACTGGCATGCGGACAGGCCAAAGGCTGCCACCGCCACAATGAGCAGAGACTTGAACATGATCGTTCCTTTGATGAAGGGGTTAGGCTTCGTTCGTGGTGACGGAAGCTGAAATCGTGGTCATAGGCAGGGTGGCGAAAGGCGCGTCCTGATAGGTGATCGGCCAGCGATAGCCGAGCAGCCGTGTTTTCGCGATGCGTGCGACACTGACGGAATCGGACTGATTGCCGCCGAGGATATGCAGGTGCGTCTTGTCGTGGCCGACAACGATGCCAACATGGCCTTGCCAGCCATCTTTTGAGCCGCGCCAGAAGACGGCGATGGCTCCAATCTGGGGATCGTTCAGCGGCTTGCCGAACTTCAGCCAATTGCGAGAGCCGAGCGGATTTGCTGGCATAGGCTCTTTCGGCAGCGCCGTGGCAACGACCATGCCGACGAACGCGCCGCACCATGCGATTTCGCTCGCATCGAGGCGAAGGGCTTTATCGAGCGCCTTGGCGTTCTTCACCTCATGCAGGCCGAGGAAGCGGCGAGCTTCAGTCACCCACGGCGGCACCATCGGCTTATTGTCATTCAGCCCCAGCGCCGTGAGCGTCTTCGGGCCAATCGTGCCGGGATAGAGGATCGAGAGCTTCTTATCCTCCTGAAACCGCGCAACGGCCTTTGTCGTGCTCCGGCCTGGAATGCCATCCGCGCCAGTCGGCCCGACATCATAGCCGAGCGAAATCAAGCGCTGCTGTACGTCGCGTACAGTCGCCATGGTCGTCTCCTAATTTACGAGAGTAGTTATGCCGTGACGGCTTCCGCCCACATGGCGTCAACCTGCGCTTCGGTCAGGCCGAGAGCGGATGCGATAAGCAGCAATGTGGGATGGTTGCGGTTGAACGTGCTGGCGTCAGCCCACTCGATCTGGGCTTCTTCTTTTTGCAAGCCCTCGGGCATAGAGGCGATTGCAGCCTCAACGCCAGCCAAGGAAATGCCATTGCGAACCAGTGTTAGCCGAAGCTGACGTTTGGTTACCGGCTCGAAAACACGGGCGCTTTCTTCACGGAATGCTGCAAGTTCGTCAGCATATGTGGCGGCAAGCCATGCAATTTCCTCAGGCGTCGGTTTTTCAGTCGGCAAGTTCCATTTGACGATGATGGCGGGGCTGACGCGATCAGGACTGTTGGGCGCTACTTTATGCGCGCACCAGAAGTCGGCGCCGTGATTGGCCGTCGGGTGGAGTTTTCGGATAAGGAAGGCCAGATCATCAGATGACAGGTCATAAGGCAGACCGTCGGTGCTGTAAGGGTCGCTGGTTTGCGGAGTTTCTATCACTGGCGGATCAGGCATGTCAGTAAGGCTGATCACGTCGATTTCTTCTTCAGGTGTTTCGGTCATCAGTTGTTCCTCAACAAGACAGCACGGAGGTTAATCACGTTGGTTCCGGTGGAGCTTCTCAGCCCGATAAGAACGTAAGGCGCCGGGGCATCAGCTACGCGAGCATTGAAATTCGGGTCGATTGAGCCAAATTCCCACACTGCGGAATCGTGATTTACGCGGGCATTCCTGTCGGCAAATTTTTCATCGAGCCAACCATATCCGGCAGCCCAAATTCTGCTTCCGTCAAAACGGTAGGCAAGCCCAGCGCCACCGCCCCTGATGAAGTCGAGCGGCCCGGTTCCCAGCGCAGCAATACGCCAGTAATAAATGGGAACACCATTTGGGCCGAGGTCGATAAGAGCAGCTTGTCCTACCGGCGACAGGACACGAACCACGGCCTCTCCCGCCGGGGCAGTCATCGTTAGCGTCGAGCCGCCCGCAATATTGCCGTCGATATAGAGATGAGCAGCACCGACGTGCAGGTTTCCCGTCATCGTGTCGCCGGATTTAGCGACTTTGGCGTTGATCGCCGTTTGCTGTGCGGTCGAGACGGGTTTGTTTGCATCGGAAGTGTTGTCGACATTACCTAGCCCGAGGTTCGTCCGTGCGCCGGCCGCTGTCGTTGCGCCAGTACCGCCATTTCCGATCGTAAGCGCCGTTCCAGACCAGTTTCCATTATTCACCGTGTTGAGCGTTGACAGATCGCCAAGCCCGAGCGTGCCCCTAGCGGCAGCAGCGTCTGCGTCATCAAGAACCGTCCGGGCAAATGGCGTCAGAGCCGTCGTTGCGTAGGCATCCGCCGCGGTCGTATAGATCATTCGATCTGCGCCCGTCGTAAGGTCTGCGATGGACTTCAGCGCAGCGCTGTACACCTGCACATCAGTCCCGGGCACGAGGCCAAAATTTACCCGCGCCTGGGTTACATTTGTGGCGCCCGTACCGCCGGCCGTGATGGGGCGTGGCTGGTTTGCATCCTGCGCGAAATCGTCAAGCTGGGCGTTATATGGTGCGCTCTGGATCGTAGTGTTCGGTGAACCCTTCGACCCGGAGAGAAGCGAAAAAACACCACCAGTTCTAGGCATTGGCATTCTCCATAGAAAAAGGCGGCTCAAAGAACCGCCTCGACACTTCCAAAAAATGATTCAATGATGCCCCTATTTCAGGGGGGCGGGATGGATGAAGAGAACTGCGATTGTCTGCTTGACGATGCTCTTAGGCAGTTCGGCTTCGGCTATGACTGCGGCCGAGTTATTGCAAGATGAATCCGCGTTCGCGACGGGATACGTTTTCGGGATCGTAGAGTACAATGTCTCTGTTGGTACGTTTGACGATGAGCGCTTCCTACGACGGCGACAGTGCCTCATAGACACGAAAGCAAATGCAAAAACCTTCCTTGAAATGACGAAGAATTTCATTCGGCGGAATCCCACTACTCTGCCGGAGCCTGCGTCATCGGCCGTTCTTCGGGCGATCATTGAAATGTGTGCGAAGACTTGATGTCGACAATCTCTCCAAAAGAGGCATAATCACCGCATGCAGATCGACCACGACCCCCGAGAGCCTTCACATAAAGCCGTCAAGCTCATCGCGTTGCTGACGCTAGGGCTCACGCTGGTGTTTATGGTTCCTGTCGTGGCTGGCATCAGGTGGACTTTTGACCAAATGCCAGAGTGGATTGTACTCCTGATCTTCCCTGCTTTCGTCATTTTCGCTTGTGGTTTTTATTTCGGCCGTTGGGATGCAAAACGTCAGTTCCGCACCCCAGGCAACGACTGATAGCCTGCGAGACCGCCACCACCAATAAGCGCTTTGACAGCAGCAGCCCTTCGCTGATCGATTACGTTCTGTTTCCCCGCTCGCAGAAGCGATTCCATAATCTGCTCACGGACATCACCCCTTGCGACACTCAAGCGACCGATATCTTCGGCCACCTGATCGGCGTTTGCTGCTGCGTTGCCCTTCATGATCTTCTGAAGAATCGAACGACCCAGCCTCGATGTTGCCCCCACCAGCGTTGTGTCGGCGGGAACGTCCTGGGCCTTTGCTGTGTCATCAAGGAACTTGACGAAGCGGTTCGCCATCGCAGTATCAGAGCCACGCGAGACGCGGTTTGCCGTGTCGCCAAAGACTGTTTCTCGATCGATGGCATTCAAGACGTTATCGGACGGCTCTTGCCCGAACAGCATTCCCAGCTTTTCGCGGTTCCAGTCACCTTCGCCACGAACGACGTTTCGAAGCGCCGTAGTGTCATTGGCCTTGGTGCCGATGGCGCGGTAAATCTCGCCCAGCGTGCTTTGACGCATACGAGTGGGTACCGCCGATGGCCCAACCTGCAAACCTTGTGGCAAGGCACCTTCGCTCAGGGCTTGCTCAAGTTCGACCGGGCGCATGGCGCTCGCCTCGTTATTGAGGATTGGTCTACCTTGGGTAAGCGCTTTCTCCTGTCGAGCCAATTCAGAGTAATTTGCGTCCACCTCTTTGAGCCGGGGAACAGACCTTGTCAGCGCATCATCGATCATTTGGCGCGCTTCACTTAAGGCCGAAATTACCTTCTTGTTCGTCTCGTCTTCAAGGATGCCATCGATAGCCTGTCGGGTTTGAAAGGCGATAGAGGGATCGGCCGTAACCGCATCTTTTCCGAATTCATTGAGCATACCGCGCACCTGCTGAAGACGCTGTTGCGCTGGGCCGCGAAGCACGGATATGGATTCGTCAAGGTCTTTCGTGATCGGAGTAAAATCGAATGAGCTTTTGTTCTGGAAAACCGGCCCGTATTCGCGCGCGACTTCTCTAAGGCTACCCTTGATATTTTTATCTATCGATGAAGGCACCGGATCGGGACCGAGATTTGTTCCGACATCGGAGCGAATGCGAGCGTTCGCCAGCCCAGCCCGTTCGTTAAGAGGATCGATGATCATACCGCGCGTACCGGGCCGAGCCGCCGCACCACGCGCCACGCCGAGCCAGTCCGGGGAGACATCGGCAAGCATTGCTTCCGGGCCGAGGTCGTTAAGCGACTGGCGCGTGATCTGGATCTTGTTCGGGTCTGCCAATTCGTTGAGGACGTATTTGCGGGCTTCTGGCGACATGGCGTTGAGAGCGTTATCAGACTCTCCCAAGATTTTCCGAGCGAGCGAAGACGCCAGTTTGTTGGCGCCGGCTGCCACGGGCATCATGGCAACGCCTGCCGCCGTACCTATCGCCCCCTCTTTCAGGGATTGATTGACGCGATTGGCTGCGCCACCTTCTCCCGCACCAAAGCCCTGCACCACGCCTGTACCGCCGCCAGCCAATCCCGTGGCGAGAACGCGGCCTCCGATACTCGTTCCGCCATTACCCAAGACAAAATTGCCGACGGCGGGGGCAGCACGCAGGACTGCGCCGCCCGAACCGACACCCCCGGCAATCTTCAGCGCTGTTGAGGCGACAGGATGATCAGTGTCGTATTCCTGATCCTTGCGGCGCTGGATGCCCAAGGCCTGATCGTAACGCTCACCCCACGTTTTGCCCGGAAGTTTTTCATAACCCTGATCGGGCAGCAGCGGGTCAACGATAGGCGCAAGCGTGGCGTTCGTCGCGGCGTTGAGTTCATCGAGGTAAGAGCCGATACCGAGGACACCGCGGCCAGCAGAGCGTACCGCTCCATCGATGCCACCGGATCGCTCAGGACCGGATTGGCGCTTTCCTGCCGACAGCTGCGCAGCAATCTCGTTTACCGTAGATTCCTGCTGCTCTGGCGACAGGCTGCGGAAGCTATCGTCAACCTGCACTTTGACGCCATTCACCGTGAGAGTAGCCATTAATCGCCAATGCTCCATTGCACGCCGGTCGTTGTTTTAAAGCCGCCGTTCGGCGTCGATCCCTCCGGAATTTTGTATCCGTCGAGTGGGTTCTTCAATTCCCGGATTAGCTTTCGCCCTTCGGATGGCTTGATGGTTCTATCGGCCACCTGATCGGCAATTTCGCCCATTTGCATCTCATACTCGGCAATACCGCGCATGGTCTGGAATATGAGCTGGTTGCCGCCTGGCTGGTTTAGAACTCGCGGAAGCGAGGCGCGGAACATCTTGATATCAGCATCGGACATTGGACCGGTACCGGGCGCGCGCTGTTCGGGAACCATCTTTTCAAGAAGAGCCGTCGCCGCCTGAATATCGCTGGTACCTTCACCAATTGCGACACCCCAATCACCGGCAATCTTCTTCAGTCCGCCCTCGATGCCCTGCGGGACGTTTGCAAACAGGTTTTCAAGCCTGTCAATCTGGCCCATCTTGGCGCGGGATTGAGCGCCGGCATCGGACATTGCCGCAAAAGTTTCCGCGTTCTTCTCGTCAAGCTTCTGGTAGAACTTGTCTCCTTCACCGCCCACCACATTCGTGGTGTTGCTGGCGCCCGCCTTCCGCTGCGACTGCTCCCATTCAAGAGGGCCGAGCGGCTGCCGACCGTTCTTCGTCTCAAAATCACGATAATACTCGTAATCCTGCTGGTTCGTCGTCGGCTTCTGGTCGGATTCGTAGACCTTCTCGGGGGCGCCGCCGCGCTTGTCGGTCCGCAAGACAGTGCCGTCTGGCAATGTCGTATAGTTATATTCAGGGCGGGGATTGCGGAGTGCATCAAGCTCCATTTGCCCCTTCTGCAACTGCATTTGCTTCAGTGGGTCGTTGCGCTCCATCTGCTGCTGAACAATGCCCTGAATGATTTGCTTCTTGTCGGGGTCGAGAAACGGGTTCGACAGAAGCTTCAGCATCTCAGGATCAACGCCATTGTAGGGGTTTGCCGAGGGCTGCGGAGGCATCGGCGGCGCGGGCGGCTGGGGAGCGGTCGGATACTGGCCGTTCTGGGCAACCTGCATTGGTGCCTGCTGCTGGGCAGGCGGCTGCAACTGCTGCGACGGACGCTCGACACGCATTCCGCGGTCGTCATATGTGACCATAGGCGAATTGTAATCCGAACCGCGGTAGGCGTTAGGAGCGCTCACCATCGGGTCACGATAGCCGCCCGGAGCCGGTGCGCGAGGGGCAGCAGTCTCGATAGCGTCGGCCGCCGACATGCCTGCCGATGGATCGAGGCTGGCAACCTGAGCGCCACCACCGGCCGCCATGAAGCGCTTGCCGTACTCGCCAATGCTGGTGCCGAGCGAATCCTTCCTGTCGGTTTTACCAACGCCACCGGGCCCGCCGAGCCACGCCTGTGCAGCGCCTTCCGGGCCATACTTCTGCACATACTGGCCGAACTGGTGGTCGAAGACGGCGTCCTGAAGCTGGGGGTTCGCCATGAACTCCTCTGGCGTCACCGCACGGCCGAGCGCAGCCTGAGACCAGGGGCCGATATTGGCTTCCATGATCTGGTAGCGGCCAAGCGCGCGGCCCATCTTCGGGTGCGTCGGACCGACAGCGGAATAGTCGCCGCTGCCCTTGCTTTCGATCGAGGCGATTGCATCGCGATAGTTTTGCATGCCGCCGCCATTTGGCGACGTGGCCGCAATCTCCGACGCGGCACCGGGCATGGGAATAGCGCCACCGCCGCCAGCACTCGAAGCAACCGAAGACCCTGCCGACGGCGATCCGCCCATGATCCTGCCAAGGATGGATTCGTATGCGGAATTCGCGCCGTCGGTGCCTTCCTTCAGGCCTTTGTTCGCGGAATACCGGCCTATACCAGCGCCGATGCCCTTCATCAGCGCGCCAATGCCCTGAGCCGTCGTTTTCGGCGTTTCGCCCATGATCTGCTTGGACAATGCGTCCGCAATCTCACGGCGGCGCTGAAGGTCGTTATACGAAACGCCTGTGTTCCCGCCGAACAGATATCCCGCCATCAGTAAAGACCTCCATTGTTCCGGCCTGTGAAGAAGTTGGCGAGGCCCGTCATGATGCTAGGCTTCGCGCCACCCGGCGCTTGTGGAAAAGCAGCGTTTTGCTGCTGATTAAATTTCGAAAGACCGAGACCGGCACCAGCAATCACTTGACCGACACCCTGCGCGACGTTTTGCGTAGGTTGCCCGACGATCTGCTGCGCAAACTGCTGCATCATTTGCTGCCGGCGTTGATCCTCCGACGGCTGAGCCATGCCCGCATATCGCGCGAAAGGGCTTTGAGCCGATGGAGCCGGAGGGAAACCGCCGTTCATCGCGCGGCACCGGCTGCGAACAATGCGCCGTAGTTGACGCGCTTCTTGCCGTCGGCACCCTTACGCACCGCACCGGGGCGAACCTTCTCAACTTCCTGCGCCATGACGCCGATCCGCTTCGGAGCGCTTTTTCCTTCGCCCTTGTAACGGTACTCGTACAGGCCGCCGACCTTCTTGATATCTTTCTTCGCCGTCTTGTCGGACAGACTGAACAAGCCAGCCAGGCCGCCAAGGAGCGCGCCGGAGTTGGCCTGCTTCTGATTGTAGGCACCAAGCTGGTTCTCGTAGTTCTTCTGCACCATGCCCGCGTAATCGATGTTTGGAATGCTCTGGCCCTGCGTCGGCACGAAGTTCGGGTTGGACACCTGCGCGCCACTGGCGATGCCAAGAACCTCGTTCACGTTCTGGTTCCTGAGCGCATACTGCTCGTTCAGATAGTTGGCGCGCTCGGCGTTCTGGGCGTTGATCTTCGCCTGCTGGGCGTTGAAGGTCTGATCCTGCAAGGCATTGTTGGCGCCCGTCGTGGTGTTCTGGTTCTGAAACTGCTGCTGAGCCGTAGAGTTTGCCAATCCGGTATTCTGATAGGCTTGGCCGTATGCCTGCTGCTGGGCAGCGTTCTGGAAGGTGGCCTGCTGCTGGGCGAGACCGGCGAGGCGGCTTTGCTCCTGACCAGCGCTGAGGATGGCACCATATCGGGCATCGTTTTCCTGCCGCGAGGCTGCGTCGATAGCGCGATTGAAAGCTTCTGATCCGGGCTGCAAGCCCTGATTTGCCAGCTTCTGTTCCAGCGCAGCGCGGTTCTTGTCGAGAGACGGCTGCAAACGCGCCATCAGGGCGTCTTGCACTTCCTGAACATTGGCGCCGTAATCGGTCCCGTAAGTCTTCGTGATGTCACCTACATCACCGACGGACGACTGCAGCGTCGGGCCCTGCCCGAACTGTGTGTAATTCGGCATGGTCAGGGAGGAAGAGCTACCGGCAGCCGGGGCGCCCGAAATCGACATCGGGTCTTTCAACAGGTCGTTAAGGCGGCCGGACTGCGTGTTTGCCAGGGTAGCGAGGTTCTTTTCAGCTGCGTCCTGCTGCTCTTTGATCGCCTGTTGCGCCGGCGACAGTGTCTGGGTGGCGGTCCATGTCGGTAGATCATAGACAGCGCCGCTCATCGGGTCGCGCCACTGGTTCGTGCCGGTCTGCGAATAGGTCAGCGACCCGTCGGGCGTGACTTGGTTGACGTTCCCGAGATAGCCGTTCGCGATAGCCGTACCGATGTTGGTGCTGGTTTGCGCGGCAGCAGTTGCTTTAGGATCGGGAGCGGCAGGAGCCTTGCTTTTACCCATTGTGACGCCTCTTGTTGAAAGCGTTGCTGGCCCACGCTTCGCGGGTCAGAACGAAAATATTGTCTGCTTTATCGCGCCCTCTAAGACGCGGAATCCGGTACCGGACATGGCCGTAGGCCGCGAGCATTCGGTGCTGCGCAGTATCGTCATCGGAAACCCGATGCACGACGGCTTGGCATTGGCAGGCAATAAACGGGTAATCGAACATTGCCTTGAGGGTGTGCCTCGTCATCCAGCCAGGCATCCAAGCAGCAGCTGAGATTTCAAGGAGCTCGGCATCTGGTTCGTAGTTGTGATAGATGATGCCGGCCGCCAGTTTATCATCACACACGATTGCAATCGCGCGGCATGGGCCAAAGTCATGGCCTTTACCTGGCCAAATCCTGTCAGCCACGAGGAAGGCGAGACGATCTGTCTGTTCGCCCTTCTCCGCCAATCCCCATGTAAATTTCATGCCGACTGCTCCCCGCCTTCCATTTCGAGGACGGCGAAATCGACTTCAACGTCGAGCCGGAACTGGCCGCCCGACAGGACAACGCAGCCGATCGCCAACATTTCGCCGTTTGCTCGTACGTTCTGCCTGAACTTGAAGTTCCGGAACTCGGTAACACCGTCCCATTTCGCCACATCCCATAGACCAACATCCCATTCGGAAGAGCCCGCATCACCTATGGAGACCATGGGGAATGATGGAATTCTGGTATCGTAATCCGCGCGAGCGAACAGCTTGACGTTCGGCTTGGTCTTGGCAAGGAAAGCCATTGCTGCTTTCGAAGCCGTCTTCTTCTGCGAGAATTCGCCGGCCGCCGTGAATTGCGAGAGATAGACGGCAGCGAAGGGCGCTCCATCATCTGCGCCGCTGATATCGCCTTGCCAGCACAAGCCCTCACTGGACCCGAAAAACAAACTGCCTTGAAGGCTCTGGTACGACTGAGCACGCCAGTTCTTGATGATGCTCCATTTGCCGTTGAGCACGTTCAGAACGAAGGTCGTATCAGGCAGCACGAGGTTTTCAGGGAACGCGACGAAGACGAGGTTCTGTTCCGGCCACAGCGTCATCGTCCAGCCCGTCGGCGTAGCGTTGGCCGCAAGCTTCCATTCGTCCTCAATGGCGCGCGACAGGGACACCAGTGCAAGCGTTTGCCTGTCGCGCTGGAATACCTGCGAAATGGGGATCAAGCCGTCGATCGTCGCGACCAGCACGTCGGCACCGGATCGGATCTGTGCGTTCTTACCGAGCGGCTTTCCAATCTGATAGACGCCCTTGAGCCCGAAATCGTCAGCATTGCTCGGATCTGATCCGGAATAAATGGCAACTTCGCCCTCGGTCGAAACGAAGACACAGTAGTCGCCCAGACCATCGCCGCTTTCGATAGACCACGAGAAGCCCATCAGCAGCGAGCCGCCCTTTTTCATCACCCCGCCCAGCGGAAACACCGACGCTGCGCCACCGACGGCGTTGAGGCCGAGGTAATAGGCATCAAGTGAGCCGTTCTTGAGCAGAAACTGCCGGTTCTTGAACATCCAGCCGAAGTTGAGCGCCGCCATTGTTGTCGAATCCGAGAACGTTATGGCCGGCGCTGTCGACCACGAGACGCCATTGAACAACCGGCGATCATCGGTCCCATTGAAGCAAACAAGATAGCTCGTCCCGGCGTTCGTCTGCTGGAAAGCACACCAGTCACCGCTTGCCATTCCGCTGACTGCCGGCGCTGTCGTTGCTGGCGGAGCCACCGGGGCAGTCATGTCGTAAATCGCCGCATCCGTGGCCATGAACATTTTCTCAATGCCGCCAAACTTGTATTTAAACGCACTCCTGATGATCCCGCCGTCAGCAGCAAGGCCACGTTTTGCAGAGCCGCCGCGGACACGCGCGCCTTTCAGGGTCATGAACCAGTTCTCGAGGATGATGGCGGAGCCAGGCGCGGCGGCACCCATGCTTGACGTCGTCACAAGGCCCTGTGTCGGGGCTGGGAACGTCAACGGTGCGGATGTTTGTTTGGCGGCAACCTTAACCGATCCACGGTTCGTTTGTGGAATGCGTCCTGGTCTGGGCATCACGCGGCCTTATCTGCTGTTTCGTACTGCCCAAGATCGGCTTCGAACTCGGCAAGGTGGTCGCTGTAATCAACGCCGTTATATCGGCGCCAACGCCAGACGAGGTTCTTGATAAGCAGTTCCGACGGGAATATTGGCTCGTCGTCATCGCTTTGAATGGTGCTGCTGGTGGTGCCGTTGGAAGCCCTCACCCACTCCTTTGACAGGTAGAGCAGAGATGCGCCGATCGCCGCCGAGGCTGGCGAGAAATCAATCCCGGTTTCGTTGAGAAAGTAATATGGCTGGGCCGACGGATGCGCAGAAATAAACCGCCACTGCCCACGGTTCGAAACAGGCCGAACAAAGTCGCCTGCGGCCGTCATCACCGATCCGCCAAGCACCACACGCTGAAAGTCAGGGGGGAAGGCGGACGGCGCAGAGACCACAGGGAATGTCTTCACCAAGTCGCGCCAGTCCACGCGGCGAGCGATTTCGCAGCCGCCCTCCCATGCCAGCGAAAGCATGGTCTGGGCACTCTCATCGTTCGCGCCGTAGACGCTATCGAAGCGGTCGAGTTTCACCACGTCGCAAACTTCGTTGACAAGGTCGATGAATTTCATGGCGTGCACCCACTGAGAGTTACCTGGCCGTTGCCCCAGCGCAGCCGATTGTCGGCCAGCGTCAGGCCCGCCATTGCGTTCTCTTTGAGCGATCGGGCGGCGGCGGCTCCGTCAGCGTCCCGCGCCCAGATCGAGATTTCTTCGACCAGCGCATAGAGGTAGGCGTCGGGAGCCTTTTCCAGCAGCCAGTTTGTCGGCGCGGCTGGCGTAAGTGGCGGGATCGCCGCGTAATAGGTCATGGTCAGGCTGCCGTTCGTTGTCGGCCGAGCCATGATGCGCCTACCGACAACAGCGTAACCCTGCGGATAGCCCCCATTGTTGCGATAGCGGGCCGTCAGCGCTTGCAAAGACCATGCGCCGATGTTTCTGCCGTCTGGGGTCAAAACCTCTCTGGCCTCAAGGAAATCCGCTGGCAGATCACCGTCACCGTTAGTCAAGACCACCGTTCCGGCTGTCTCCATGTCTGCCGTGCGCAGAACGCGGTTCATCTTGCCTTCGGCCAACCCGACAAAGCGCTGGAACAGGTGCGCGACATCATCACGCTTGGCGTATTCGCTGGCGTCGATAAGAAGGGAGGAATAGTCGCTGATCGCGCTCATTATGCCACCTTCCATCCTGATGTTTGATACATGCGCCGCTTGTCAGAGAGCGCGGCGCGCCGCTCGACATTGCGCCGAAATTCTTCCGGGTCGGCGTCCTTGTCCGGGCATCGAGCCTCAAGCGCTTTGATTTCGTCGGATATGGTCCGCTCGGTCATCACACGCGCCCTTCAAATGACCGCCAGGCACGATTGTCGCCGTCGTTGAGCCATCGGCTCACATAAGCGTCGTCACCCTCGCTGTGCGCCCTCACAAGGTTCTGCTCGTGCGCATGATTGAGCGGGATCGATGCGACCTTCACCCAATCACCGAAGGCATTGCCCGAAGTGGCGTTGCGGGTGAATTCATTTTCCCTGACGATGTTGTCGACGGGCGTGTCGATGCGGAAATGCAACTCCTGCCCATCAAAGAAGCGCCAGACCGAGCGGCCAGTGGCAAAGTCGTAATCGTGGAGTTCCCACTGGCCGTCCGTAATCTTCATGATCAGTCTTCTTCCTCAAGCGGGATTTCCGCCTTGCCCTGGCTGATGAGTTCCTTCGCTTTGGACATCGGCAGCGGGATCACCTCGCCGGCGGCCTTGCGAACGCCTTCTTCAGGCCAGTAATCGAACTTGAGACGAACCTTGCGGGTCTTCTCCTTCGATTTCGGCTCTTCCGCTTTGAGCACCGGGCTCGGGGTGTCGCCGGGGGTGACGCCTTCGACCTTGGGCGGGGCTGCATCATTATCGATGACAGGGGCCTGCTGCGTGGTCGATGCAACGCCCGGATCGAGCGGGGTTTCGTTCTTCGACATGCTTCTTCTCCTCGAAAAGGAAAGGGGCAGCTTTCGCCACCCCTCGTTTCAGGATCAAACCGTTGCGGAGAACGGCGTGACTTCGGTTCCGGTACCGGCCGCGATGATCTGGACCTGCCAGACGTTGTTCGCGATATCCTTGAGGCGGATGCGGTCGCCACGAATACCGCCCTTGGTAGAGCCGTTCATGGTGATCGTGTCGGTATCGGCGGCGGTCTCGAAGCCGGCGACAGTGTCGCCAGCGTCCTGCAGCATCACGCAATTGCCAGTCATCACGTCGGACGAATTGGCCACCTGAATGATCAGGTTATTGGAGGTGATGGTGGCGCCCACCATGATGTCGAACTCGGTACCGGAGCCATAGGCTTCCGGCAGAACGAGCGTCGAGCCCGCGGCACGATTGACGACAACAGCCGCCGGGGTGCCGTGGGTGGAAGCGTTGAGGGCGAGCGTGGCCGCCGTCACGACAAAAGGAAGATAAGTCGGCATGTTCGTTTCTCCTTACTGCGAAGCCGAGATGCCGAAGAGGTCAGCGGCGATGCCGAGGCCCTTTTCATTGGCAACCTTGAGCGTGCCTTCACCGATGATCACGCCCTTGTCGGCGTCACCAGTTTTGGCGACCTTCGTGTCTTCCTGGATCTTGCGGAGCCAGAGGAATTCAAGGAAGTCGGTATCGATGAAGAAGGCGTTGCGGGCGAGCGCCGGCGTCGACTGGATGGTGCTGGGGTGAACCAGAACCTTGCCGAACGGGCCTTCGTAGAAGTCGGCCGTTGCCACCATGGTGTTGCGCTTGCCGCCTTCCGAGATGGAATAACGGAAGGAAGCCACGTTCGCGTCAGACATGAACTTCACGAAGGTGGACTTGACGAAGGCCGAGCCGACGACGTGCTTGAACTTGGCGCCGTTGTTGAAGCCCTGCTGCATCACGTTGTCGAGAATGTCTTTCGTGAAGGCGCGCTGCGTGCCATTCGTTGCCGGGACAGTGAAGCCGCCGACAAAGCCGCCGTTTGCACCACCAGCACCGCGGGAGACGTTGCTGACAATCCAGCTGGGCAGGCCGCCCATGCGACGGACAGCGCCGCCGACAGAACCCTGGTTCGAAACGATGGCGTATTCGGTATCCTTGCGGATCTCGACACCCTTCTTCGCCTTCTGGTACTTGCGTTTCTGCACCTTGCCGGCTTCGTCCACTTCTTCCTGCGTGCCGGAGATGATCCAGCTCTTGCGGAGAATCTGCGTGTAGTTGCCGACGCGGGCCGGGGGATCGACCTTGTCGAAGTCGTATTCTTCGCCTTCTTCACGGGCGTTTTCGCCGGGTGCGGCCAGGTCGTCGGTTTCCCACTCGGGGTGGACGGACTTGGTTTTGCCCTTCTCGATCATGGAATAGATCGGGGTGTCTTCCGGCGTGATGCGCGATACAACGTCGGAAAGCTCTTCGCGGTTACCGACCGCGTTCGTGGTGCGGACGGTGTTCGTAATGACTGCCATAACAGTTACCTCGGAGTAGTGGGTTCAAAAGGCCCGCTGCGATGTCCGATCAGAAGTCGATATTCATCGCGTCTTTGAGCGAGCCCGTTCGGGTCAGCTTCTCCATCGCATCCCTGTTCTTGCGGCTCTGCTGGGCGTTCTGGCCTTGGGCCTTGCGCGCCGGGGCAGCGGCAGGAGCATTGTTCACCTTTTCCAATGCCTTCTTCTTTGCAGCTTCGGCCTGCATGCCGAGCCGCGCGTAATGGGCGAGCTTGAAATATCGGTGATCGACAACGTCGGCCATTTCGTCGTCGGTGAAACCCAACTGGCGTGCTGTGTCGAATGCTTCCTCGAAGAACTTTTCGCGCTCTTCCGGTTTGGCGGTCTGAGGGAATGCTTCAGCCAGGCGTTCGCTTTCCTGTCGAAGCATCTCATTGCGCTGTTCGCCGGTCAGCTGCTGAACGACGGCCTGAGGTTCGGCCCCCATCTGCAAAATCTGGTTCACGCGACCCATCGCGTTATCAAAGATTGCCTTCTGGCGGGTGTACTCGGTCGGGTTCTGTATCGCCAGATCGTGAGACGGTTCTGGCGGCAACTGGCTGGCAAGGAATTGCGCGAATGCGTTGGCCGTGTTGACCACGCGGGTGGATAGAGATTCCAGCGCACGTTCTTTGTTGGCCGTGTTCTGGGTTTTGAGGCGGTAATCGCGCTCCCGCATGTAACCGAGCTTCAGTTCCTTGATAGGAACCTGCTCTCCGCCCTTGAGCGTTACAAGCGTTTCATCAAGTTCGGCGTCAGCACCGGTGTCATCGTTTCCGGTATCGGCGTCGTCTTCGACATCGTCGCCTGCGGGGGCATCGGTCTCTTGGCTGTCGATCTCGTCTTCAGCCGCACCGGTCTCGTCTTCGATCCCGTCGCCACCTTGTTCCGAGTTGGCCTGATTTTCTTCTTCAGGCTCCCAGAAGTTCAGCGCGGAGGGGTTGTCGATATCCAAGGGTTCAACGGTTTTGCTCCCACCGTTATCCGGCAGGTTGGCACTATCGTTAATTGTCATGGTCTTTCCCTTATGGGGTTGGTCGCACCGGCGTTATGCGGGTGCTCGGTTCGCGCCAGCCTTTGCTTCCTCCGAAAGGTGGTTGAGCTTGCTGCGCAAATTTCTGATAGCGCGGGCTTCTGCGGCATAGCCGGCCCGCGTCTCGTGATCTGTCACCTTGGCGTTGATGCAGCCGTTGATGGCCGCCGCCTCAATATCGTCCATCAGGAGATGAAACAGGGGATTGTCGAGCAGCGCGCGTGCAGCTGCCGTCTTTTCTTCATCCCTCATCCTGGCATACCTCCAAGCTGGACAGACGTAACGCTTTGTCCGGTCAAGGCCTGCGCCACGTTCTGGCGCTGCTTCAACTGGATTTCCTGATCGATCTGGTAGCGCTTCAGCTGATATTCCTGCTGTAGCTTCGCCATCTCGATCCGCTCGTTACTCTCAATTTTCTGCTGCTCGATCTTGGCGTCCATATCTGCCTTGGCCTGCTGTTGCTTCAGCTTCTCCATTTCAGGGTTCGGCTGATTGCTCTGCTGGGCGATGAGCTTGTTAATCTGGTCTTCCGTCGGTTCGGTGAAGAACTGATCAGTGGCGCGCATGCCCGATGCCTGAACAAGCTTGGTGAGCGCATTGAACATGTTCTTCGGCGTCACGAACGGGTTATTGACCGCGCCCAGCTGCGCCAGAAGCTTCTCCTGAAGCCCGACAATCATCTGCATCATCATCATGTCACGCTCGCGCGTGCCGGCGCCAAGGCCAGTGTTCACGATGACATCCATGCCCGAGTTCCAGGGCTTGGGATCGAACGTCACCCACTTCTTGCGCAGGCGAACCATGCGGGGCTTGTCCTGATGCTTTATCGTAAGCTTCAGCAAACCCTTGAAGACTGGAACAAGGCCGCGTGCGATGGTGCGCGCCATAAGCTCGGTCTGGGCGATTCCAGCCTGCTCGACCATGGATGAAGCCTTGGCCGTGACGTTCTGCAGGGCATCTGGTGCAAGACCGCCCGCCGCGTCTGTTATGCCGGTGACATCCGCCATTTCGCGGTCGAAGTAATCCAGCATCTGGAAAGACTGCGCGCCGACGAACGGAACCTGAGTAAATCCCAGCGCGGCGCGAACATCGGTACCTGCACTGACGCGAATAGGCTTGCCGAATGCGGGATTGAGCACCGCGTCCGGGTTAACGACGGCCTGCTCGTCAACGATTGGCTGGGCCTTGTTCTGCCAGTAGATGTTATCGAGCGTTTCCCGAAGAAGAACGGTCTTGACCTTCTGGCCTTCCATCGTATCGTCAGCGATCGAGGAGCCTTCGCGCTGATGCGGCCGGCGTTCCGAGATGATATCCGCAAACGGAACATCGTCCCACTCCTCGTTTTCGAGAAGATATTCCTCCTTGATCGCCCCGGCATAGACCAGTCTGCGAAGCTCTGCGATACCATCGTCGTCGGCGTCGTAGCGAACGTAGAGCTCGTAATACTCGACTTCCTGCATGGCCGTGGCAGCCGTTGCATTGTCGTCGTTGATCAGATCCCGGCGACGGGTGCTTTCTTCATCGTCCTGATCGCTCGTTGCCCCGGCAACCGGCAGGCTGTCGATCACGTCACGTTCGTAGCCCATCGCCACGAGGTCAGAACGACGCTGGCGCATGTTGATGCCCGTCAGCGGGCTCTCCTCAATGCAAAGCGCGTCAGGGTGAACAAGCAGCTGCTCGGGAGGAACGGCGCCAAGGCGTGTTCGTCCGTTCGTGAAGCGCTTCCTGATCTTGACGTCGTAAACGGTCGTGGGCGTCGGGCCCTGGCCTTCAATATCGACAATTTCGACGCGCTGGTCTTGCTCCAGCACCGTAACGTCGTCATCACCAATCAACTGCACCAGCGCCAATTCATCAAGGCCGGTGTGCTGCGTTACCTCAACCCTGTCCTTCTTTTCGTGCCACCAGCGGATGATGCCATTGCGGAGCTTGAGAGCATCATGGATCGCATCCTCGACAGCTTCGTATCCATCGCTCTCCGGAAAGACCACATTGCTGATATAGTCGGAAGCCTGTTCCGCATATTCCTCATCGCCTTCACCCATCGGCTGGAATTCGGCCACCTGGTCATTGCCAAGGATCGTGCGAATGAGCGACGGCAGCACCTTCTTGATGTGAGCGCGCACGTCGCGGGAAACGACCTTCGACCGGCCATCGATGACAGGCACGTCATCCATCTTGCCGTCGAAGTATTCCATCGCCTTGTCGCGGTCGATCGACAGTTCTTCGCGATAGCTTTCGCACTCTTTCACAAGGTGCGAGACAGCAGCCGTCAGCGCGCCATTCCGCTTGTCGTCTTGTGCTTCGGGCATTAGGCCACCTTCTGTTGCTTGAACTTGTCCCACTCGCCGTTTGGCTTGGGCGGCGTCTTGTAGCCGTCTGTGAATGTCATGAACCCGTCAGCGCCATGGCTGTGCGCGTCATGCCTTGGGTAACTGCGCCAAACGCTCAGCTTTTCGTCCCAATCACGGCTGTAGTTCTCCAAATGGATGATGCCCTGCGCCGCCCCCACTTCATCGAAGCAGCAGCTGGGCAGCTTTGCGCGAACACCCATGATGGAATTGATCTTGTCCGGGTTTCTCGTCACCGTCTCGAAGATGAAGCCCTGCTTGGCCGACATCGTCTTGATGGTCTCTGCCTGCCCTGCTGTCGTCGTCTGGCGGCGATGGTCAACGTCATGTGGCCCGTAGTGCTTTCCCCACCGTGCGCCGCGCTGTGCCGCCCATTTGTCGAGTAGGTTGAAATAGTGGCCGAGGCCCATACCGCTGTCTTCGAAGTACCCGGGGAACCGATGCTCTCCCGCTACCTCTTGATGCAGCCATATGGTCTGATTGTCGCCCAGACCAAAATCCCAGAAGGTATTGACGGCAATGTTCGGCACGAACGGGAAAGAACCAATCCGGCCCAGCTGGCGCAACGTGCGCATCTCCTTGCCGAAATAGGCGCCTTCCTTTGCAGCCCTGAAAGCTTCGTCAGGCGTGGACGGAAACTCTTTCCACATGTCCTCACCCTGTTCCGCTTTCTTGGCCACGTACCACCATTTCTGGGGCATCGAGAGCGTTATGCCGTGCTCCGCCTCCAGCCCTGCGAAATAGACCTCGTCCTCGTCAGTGATCAACGTGGGCTTACTCAACTGGTATGAGCCATCTTGCCACCAGGCGAAGAAATGGAACCTGTAATCCATGTCACCGGGTTCGCGGCCTGCATCAAGAATCTTCCGAGAAGCCTGCACTTTTTCGTAGAAGTCGCCGCCCCGCCCTTCAGCGGTGCTCTCGATGAAGCCAAGCTGCCCGGCGGCCAGGGTGTTGAGCGAACCAGACTTCACTTCCTTGGCCTTGTCGGGCGTCTTGGCGCAAATCTTCCCGTATTCGGAAATATGCAGAAAGTTCTTCGTGCCGGATCGCAGCGAAACGCCCACCTCGACGCCCGAGCCGTTGCTAAACTCTATCTCCGTCGAGTTGTCCGACACGATTTGAACCGTGCGCTGGATCGGGAGCGGCAGCTTTTCATAAGCGTACTTGATGCGCTCAAGCAGGTTTTGCGCGTTCTTCTTCGTGTCAGCGATCAGGCCTGCCGCGAAGTTCGAATTGAATATGCAACAGTCCAGCGCCAGCAGCAGAATGAAGGTCGAGAAACCCATCTGCCGCGCCTTGAGGATGATGTTCAGGTAATGAAGCTCATCCAGCAGCTTCTCCTGCGCCGGGTTCATCTGGAACAACACGACGTTGCCATGCTTGTCCTTGATGTAATAGAGGTTATTCAAGCGCCAGCGGCGATCAGACCACTGCGCTATGATCTCCTCACTTAGTGCGGGTTCGCCCATCGATCGCCTTCATAAGCGCCATCACGCTGTCGCCAGCCTCAAGCGTCGTCTTCTGCTCGACATCGATCTTGTCGCCGTATTTCTTCGGGCGCATGCGAGCCGCAACCCATTTGCGCGTCTCGATCTGCAGCCGGCGATGCTCGGTCATGTCGAACGTGGTTTCTTCAAGCTTTCCGTCCGAAGTCCGCTTTGTTTTCTTGCCAATCTTCGGCTGATCGGCAATGTCGATCATCTCATCAACCAGCAAGTCAGCTTGAGATTCGCGTGCGCGCGCGTACTGGTCGCTAAACTCGCTGTTTGCCGCCAGCCATCTGAACACCGTCGCCTTGTTCGGCATGGCACTATTGCGGCAAATCCGGCGAAGGCTGAGACCGCTTGCAAGCCGATCACATATCGCGTCAGCAGTGGCTTGATTGAATTTCGTTGGCCTTCCCATGTCTTACTCTGCCTGCTCGTCTGCCATCAGGTGAAGGCGATGCAGAAGGCGGGACACCGAAGCGATGCGCCTATGTGCATCCTCTGTTGCTGTGAAGGATGAGACGACAGAACCGTCGACCTTTGCCGCCGACCAAGAGAGGTCAACAATCTCTCCCCGTTCGGCCATTGCGAGAACGCGCTTCGCTTCCTCTACGACTTCAGCCTTTGCTGACGCCTTCGTGTCCAGCACCCGAATTGTTGCCGCCATTGATGTCACCGTGTGTTGATCCGGTTTGCCTTGCTTTGCGCCCCCATATGCCAGGCGAAACACCTGTCGAGCGGACGGCGCATGGTTCTAAGCCGTGAGCAAGGCCTTGTTCCTCGTACCGGTTGACGAAGTCAGGATCGTCCGCTCGCCCATGAAGAGGTTAAAGCCCGAGCGCGAGAACCTTCGATAGACGCGAAAGCTCATCGTTGGCGCGGCGCAACTCGGATAGTGCACCATCGGCATTGTCTGCCAGATCGTTCACGACGCCTTGGCTGGTCGTTATGCCGCCGCCCCAATTATCGCGCGCTTCGCTTTCCGGCTTGGTACCGATCAGGTGATCGACTGTGACCCGAATACGGGCTGAGACCTCGCGCGCCTCTGCAAGCGCCATTGCGATGCGATCTACAGGGGTTCTGGAAGGAACGATTTCACCAGCGGTATTTGAAAGGCCGGAATAGTCCAGCCGGTCAAAGTGATTGTTCAGCGAACCGGCGATGTTATTCCTTGCCATTGTGTGGTCCATGGCCATGGTTCAGCCCTCCTTAAACCGGATAACGGCGAGCGTCATCGAGGACGGTCTGCACGATTGCTTCATGCGGCATGGAACCACCGTTGATGGCCTCAGCGTCTCTGAGCAACTGCGCAAGGCGATCCAAGCGAGGCCCTGCTGTCTGGTGGAGGAATTCCCGAAGTAGATAGCCCTCAAGCGCCCAAATTTTGTTTCGGGCATTGTCGCGCGCAATCTTGCGGCCGATCTCCTTGTCAAAGTTCTCAGGCGATGCGGCGGCGCTCTCGCCGGTCACGATATAGCCGTTGCGAAGCGTCAGCGCGCAGACGGTCAACGTGGTGCCGGGGAACACATGGTATTGCTCCGACTGGATGGCATCATCAATCAGCGCCGGCGTCAGCCGGGGAGCATTTAGGCCTTTGCGCTGGATTTCATTCTCGATCTGCTGTTCGTCCTTCATTTCAATCTTCCTTCTCAGCCTAAATAAAAACCCCGCCATTGCTGACGGGGTCGAAACGTGCCTGCCTAAAGGCTTACGGATAAAACCGGCGATCAACCCGGCTGCCCTTGCGGGACTTGAGGACCAAGCCGAAGCTGGTCAACTGGAATGGGACAGGAAGGAACGGCCGGGCACGAACCCCAACCTTCACGAGCTATGCCCGCCTTCCTGATTTGCTGCGAGGGCCACACGCTACCGTGGCTTATCTAGAATATGCCCTGACACCACCAGCATGAAGCTTGGCATCTCGCATGCGCTTCTGCGTTTCAGCGCCGCCTCGCATTCCGTTGCCCTGTTGGGCGAATAGACGCCGATCCACAAAGCCGACCGGCAGGCCACGGGATAGGCCCGGAACCGCACTTTTTCCACTCGCCTGTGCTGCAACAGGCTTCCTCATCAATTAGGTCCACCGCAACCCCGATGTGGCTAGAGTTGCGGTAATCATTCAATCGCATGCCGAGCGCCAAACACTCGGATTACTCTACACCCTTGCGGGGAGGACGGCCTTGGCTGATTACCGCGTCGTCATGCGAACTGAAAAAGCCGCCCAGCATAACCGGACGGCTTAAAAAAGCGAACTGTATTCGTATTTACGCTTGACGAATGCGAACACAGTTCGTAAAACATAATTACCGAAGCAATCAAGCTTCGGGGACTAGGAGGCACCCATGAGCGTCAAGCTCAGCATCCAAGTCCGGTTCGGAAAATGGCGACTGACAATCACCATTAGCCGCTAACTGGGGGCCGGGAGGAACTTGCACTTCCTTCCGGTTCCCAAGATACTAACCCAGGAAGGTTAAATCAATGGAAACCGAAAACGCGCCTTCGATTATGTCAGCCGACGAGCTTACCCATCTCCGCAAGCAGTCGAAGATGACGCAAGCCGAAATGGCAGAAGCTCTCGGCATCACGCTTCGCGGATATCAAAAGCTCGAGGCTGGCGACAGCCCTATAAAGCTCCACTATGCCAAGGCCGCGCAGTTCACCGTCATCGAACGTATTGCCGACGGCGTGCCCAGCGATGACGCCGCCATCAACGACCTTGTTCTTCGCGCTTGGAGGCAGATCGAGTTCCGCGAGCAAGCCAAGTGGGGCAGCACCAACGGCGGCTTCCAGCGCACTGTTGGGGGCATGAACCCTTCAAACGAAAAATAAGCCTCCATCTGCCTGCTTTGTTCCTGCCGCTGTTTCCCCGGGCGTCCATGTGTCCCAGGCTGTGGCTTTAACCCGGCTTAGTCCCGTTTAGGGCGCCGGGCGCGGCTCTCCGTCTCCCGAGAGGACAAGGCCCGAAGGCCACCTTGCGGCTACAACACTAGTCTGGGCAGTGGCGTCTCCAGTCGGGATTTCTCAATCTACGCCGCGCCCGGTGTCCCGGTGTTCGAATTCTCCGCGGAGAAGGGTCGATTGCGGCCTACCGTTCGGCACGCTCCAGAAGCTGCCGGCGGCGTTCGTTGCGCCATTGGGCATAAGCGAGGTTATCAGCCCTCACCTTTTCCTTCTGGCCAGTAACCTCATCGTCTCGCCAGTCCGTGGCGCATTTCTTTGAATTTACCGTTGTTGATGCGTGTTCTATGCCGGTTTCCGTCACGCCGTCCAGCGCCACTGTCAACCGGATTTGATGCTTTTGGTTGAGATTGTCTGCAATTCGTTGACAATACGACTGAATTCGGCGTTCGAAAGTACTTCTCGAAATACCGATTTTTCGCAGATAGGCCTCAAGGTACATCCCTTTTCGGATTTTGATGAACGAATACTCGTAAATCATCTTCCGCCCTTCCTCATCGAGATAGGCGTTAATCCAGTCCCAGACCTGATGCATCCGGCTTATCGCACCGGCCGACGGCGGAGCGCGGCGAACGTTATGCTCGCTCTCACCGAACGCGCCAACCATCTCATGCAGCACCGATGCCATGGCGCCGGTCTTCAGACCCGGCCCGGCGTCGGCAGGAGAGGCGCGCAGCGTGTGCGCGGCCTCGATGATTTGCGCCCGCACCTGCTCATATGTCCATTCCGCAAATACCGTCATGCTGCCGCTCCTCGATATGGCCAGAGGCCGAAATGCATTCTCAGGGCTCCAAGGATCTCGTCGCTTGCAGCCATTCCATATTTCGTTGACGTCAATCGAGCGCCTCGACGCACGGCGCTCAGATCTATTTGATTGAAGTCGGCCACCAGCGACGGCCGGCGGGTCAACTCCGGGTTCGCCGCGAGCAGGCGGGACACTGCCTTGATGACATCGGCATAGAGCTCGCCGGCGTTGCTCTGGTTGCCGGTGATAAGCATCAGGACGAGGCGCAGGTGATCTTCACCATGGCGCTGGCCAATTTCGCGCACCGTGGGCTTGCAGAAGCATTCGCGCCCCTTGCGACTGGTCGGGCTGTGGTGCCGCCAGTCGCGCAGGATGACGCCGCATTCTCGGGCCACCTTGAAGATGTTGATGGTATGCTTCACACCGCCCCCATGATCTGGCGATAGCGTTCGTCCAATTCGTTACCGGCTGAATTTTGAGCCCGTTCGACAAACAGTTCGCGGCCTTGCTCGGCCAGTGCGTCGGCGCGTTCGTTTCCGATGACACCGACATGGCCCTTGACCCACTTGATTGAAATACGGCTCACGGGCGTATTTGAAAGCGCCCTGTCTATCGCCTGCCATAGGTCTAGGTTCTTGATGCCTCCCTCGTCACGCTTAGGGCTTTCAGGTTTCTTCTTGTTCCAGCCCCGCGCTTTCCACGTCTTCAGCCAGACATTTGCGCCCTCGACGCAGTATTGGCTGTCACACCATATCGTCGCCGGGTGTTCTCCATCGCTGTAGGCCTCAGCCATTTCGATAGCCGTCAACAGCCCCATCAATTCCATTTGGTTGTTCGTAGTCTCGGCGTTGCCGCCATGCGACGAGGCGCATTCGATCCCGTCACGATAGACCACCACCCCCCAGCCACCTATGCCAGGATTGGGGATAGATGCCCCGTCGCAGAATATATGGACACCTTCAGCAAAGACTTGCGGACTGAAATCCGGCTTATTCCGCTTTAGGTTTGCGTAAGGCGATTTTTGCTTACGTTTCTTGCCCTTCGGCGCTGAAGGTGTTGCCGTCATGGCAATCCCTTTTTCAGTGACAGCCTTCTGGATGAGAAATAGCGTCGATGTCATGTCGGCACCCTTGTCGGGGAACTTGACGCGGGTGCCAAGCAGCTGCTGCGCCATGAAGGCCGCCTGACGCGCAGAGACGAAAGCGCGGGTGTCAGCGCCTTGACCTTTGAGATAGTCGCGCAGCGGGTACAGGGAGGGTGGGAAGGTGTATATCATGCAACGCCTCCATCGTTGTGTTGTACGCCCAGCGCCGCACCAACATGGCAGCCGCAAAGGCCGAGTTTGATGCAGTCGTCGGCGCACTGATCCCACGGTTGGCCGTTCGCAGGGCGTGGGCATCCGGTTTCTTTCAGCGTTTCCTCAAGAAGCTTGATGCGCCTGGCCAACGCGATACGGGTCTTGATAATATCGATCAGGATCATAGCGACACCTTTTGCGTGGCGCGGCTCTTTTCCCTTTTGCGAAGCTCTCCCAAAATCATCATGTAGAGGCCGATGGAGGCCGCCGCGATGGCGATAAATACTGGGAACAATCCGGACGGGAGGTCGAAGGCCACTATCATGTAAGCGATGCCGAACAGGACAACTGCGGCGGCAATGAGCAAAAGAGCGAGAAGCGCGGCGGCTTTGAGATAGATCATCACGCAGCCCCCACGAGACTAAGCTTCGGCTTCTTGATTTCGATTAGCTTGCTACTCGCCTTGTCCGCCACCGCCTGATACCGCAACGCGTCTTTCTCGGCGTAGCGCTTCAGGGCGAGACTTTCCCGAGCGAGAAGCGACAGCGCGTCTTCAATGAGATATCTCGGGGTACCGTCCGGTTGCGCCGCTATAATTTCGTCATACGTCATGTGCCGAGACTTACCGTCTTCGGTCGGCGTGCGAGGCGGATACTCGAAATCTTTCGCGAGCCTCTTGACCCGGGACTGATAAGCTTTTGTCCTGCGATTGTAGCTCATGCCACCTTCCTCGTCTTTTTGGTCTTCCGGAACCATGTGATGGCAAGCGCCTTCCAGAACGGCCATTTGTGGGTTAGCGCCAGCTGCTTGGCGGCGTCGTGATCTGCGAACCAGTCGGCGGCAATCGCGGCTGTCAGGTTCTCGGCGTTGATGTCGTGGCAATATTCCTCGTCGGTCAGCAGCAACTCGACGGCCTTGATTTGGGGCGTAACGATCGGCGCCATCTCGGCCTTCGTCAGAACCTCAAGGATGATGCGGGCTTTCATCGCGCCTCGCTTGTCGACCAGCTGGGAAATCGCATTGATTGCCACCGTGTCGCCCGGCTCGAAATTTTTGGTAGAGAAGCGCAAGATACGGACGCCAGCGCGTTCACATACCTGGGCGACAGTCTGGGCATCCACGTCGCCGGCGATAAGCGACGAGTGATGAAGCTGCAAAGCCGTGACCGCCAGCCGATTGGTGTTCTGGCCGACGAAGGCGGCGGCTTGTGCTGCAGTCTCCTTTGCCTCGTGGATCATCACCGGGATCTCGGTAACGCCCGGATGGCTGGCGGCGGCAATCGCCGTGTGTTGACCGTCGAAGACCTTGAGAACCGTCTGGCCGCAATGGATCGCATAGGCGCACGCCGGCGGCTTGAACTTGTTCCAATCCCAGCTTTCGATAATGCGCCGGATTTGCTTCAGGCCGCGTTCGCCAATGGAGCGCTGATACATGGGATCGACAAACAAAGATGCAGGATCGACGCTCATGCAGATAGGCTCGATGTTCTCGGGCTCGCCTATATCAAGGCCCGTAGTGCTGACCGGCTTCACTGGCCGCAGTGTGTCGACGGATCGCAGTTCGCCCGACATGATGCGCGTGTTCACTGCGCTGATGGCGAGCTTCACATGCGCGTCTTGGGCCGAAGGAAACTCGGCGGCGATGATTGTTGCTACACGCTCCGCGGTCGCGTCGTCACTCTCCGGAAGGCCGCGCTTCTGCAATTCCTCGACCACGCGGTCGGCAATGGTGTGGAAATCGGTCATTCACTCCTCCCGAAAATTTCAGGGAAGCAACGGTGAACGCGATTTAGGCCCTTAGCTCTTTCTCTTTGCGCGAACTTCTCGACGCGGCGAAACATCTCCTCATGGATACGGTCTCCAACGCCGTCACCAATGGCGCATAGCTTATCGCGCAGATGTATTCCGCCAGCTTCGGTTCGGAATGCTCGGATCACATTGAAGCGCGGCAAGCGCTCACCAGCGTTGATGTATTTGTTTGAGCCGAGAACAGTGAAGGTCTTCGGCTTCACCTGGTCGACTTGCATAACGAAGAACTCTTCTTCCTCGTCCCAATTTTCCATCCAGTGACGGAACGCGTATGTTTCAAGCTTCCGGGACATCGTGATGTCATCGTGCAACCCGTAAGGCTTGTGAAATGACAGAACCCACTGGCCCGGTTCGATATGTACAAGCTCGGTCATATGGCACCCATTGTTTCGTCATTCCAATCAGTGCCGAGGCAGGGAGGGATATGAACTTCGATTGTGAAACCTTGCTGCTTGAGGCGCTTCGCCAGCACGAAGGCGGCGGCCTGCCCGGTGAAGCTCCTGTCGTTGTCGCCAAACACGAACACATGGCTCGCGCCTTCAGGCGGCACCCACTTTTCGAGATTGTTGGCGGTCAGGGCCGCCCAGACCGGCAGGCCGAACTTCTGGCGCGCGGCAAGCGCCGTTTCGATGCCTTCCGCTATGCCGATCGCTTCCGCGGCTGGCGCCAAGCGAACGGCCGAACCATCCGGCAGCGTTCCCATGATCTTGCGGGGAGACGGCACCGGTGCTTTGCGTCCATCTGGAGTGAGGTACGTTCGATGCACACCGCAAGGCCGACCATCTGGCGCTTGGATGAGCGACAGCATCGCCGGCAGGCGGCCATGAAACTCGCCGTCTTCCAAATACATGACGCGGTCGTGGTGCCGGATTGAGCGGGGCAGGATATCGAGGGAAAGCCCACGGTTCCGAAGATGACAGGCGGTCGCCGTCTTTTCAGCAATACCCACGCCCTCATTCCAGAGTGCCTTTGCCTTAATCAGCACATTCTCGGATGATGGTCGTGCTGCTGGCTGCGACCGCTGGACTGTCGGCATGGCCGCTTCGATCATCTTGCAGGCGTGAGCATAATCCAGCCCCGTCGCCTTCTGCAGAAGATGGATGCCATACCCCGCGCCGCACTGGTTGCAGATGTACGATCCCGAGCCGCCCTTATCATCGAAGCGGAATCGGTCGACGCCATCCTTGCAGATCGGGCACGGTCCCTTTTTGCCAGTGAGGAAGCTTTCGGAAATCCCGGCATGAGCAAGGATGCCGCGCCACCTTCCGCGTGTCTGTTCGATAAGGTCGCGGCTCATCGCGTGACCTCGTCGTGATCGTACCAGTTATCGTAAGTCCCGCTGTCGTCGTAGACCTCACCGGTAGAAACATCATATCCAGGAGAAAAGCTCTCTCGCGTATACGTATCCTCTTGAGCTTCCAGCCCGTGGATATGTTCTTTGTTGTGAATCTCTGCTCTCTGCTCTCTGCTCTCTGGTTCAATGAACCCTTGAGTGAACGGTTCTGGTAATGGTTCCTTGAACCCTTGAGCAGCAGCCCTAGCCCTTTGAATTACAAGCTTTCTCAGTTCGCACTCAGGCAAGAAGTCGAGCACCTTCACCCACGACTTGACCGCGTTCGGGTTCGCTGGCGGGTTATATTTGAGGAAATTAGGCAGGGCGATCAGCTTACCGTTCCGATCGTGTTCGGCTAACCGTTTCGACAACAGTTCGCTGAACCCTTTCTTGAACGGTTCGATGTCCATGCCGACTTCCGAAGCCAATCCTTCAGGTGTTCCGCGCATGGCGCCGAGCGCGGTAAGCATCGGATGGGTCAGCACCATGAAGAAGGCCAGTTTGCCGTCAGCGCTCAGGGTGTTGAACTTTTCATCATTCCAGATGCGAACGTCGATCTTGCGGTAATGGCTCATCCGAAAGCCCTCTGCAGCATCTTCATGTTCCGGGCTACCTCGACGGCTTCGCGAGCTTGAGGCATGGAAAGGCCAAACCGTGTCGCCAGCTCCTGGGCGGGTTCCGGTGGCCATGTGGGGAGGTTGGAAAGCCAGATGGCGGCGGTGACGGCGCTCATGACCGAATCCGCCTGTTCTCTTGGGCGTCCGGCGGGATCGATCCGAAAAGCCATTCATTGTCCCAGCTCAAGGCTCGACGCTTAACCTCGCCTCGGATGAGACTGATCTGTTCGAGAGTTGGCGACACCTCGCCAGTCTCCAATCGCGAAACTGCCGCCTGCGCGGAGTTGATGATCTTTCCGAAATCGGCCTGGTTGACCTTCAGAATGTGGGTGCGGATGAATTTGATAGGGTTCATAACGCGCAGACTATCCGTCAAACGGATTAAACTGTCAATTAACCTTATCCGTTTGACGCTATTTATTTTAATCCGCAAAGCGGATAAGCCTGAGATTATGAAAACAATTGAAAAGGTTAAGGCGATCCTTCGCCTCAAGCACTGGAACCAGTCCAAGCTCGCTGAGCACTTGGGCGTGTCACAATCATCTGTCGCCCGATGGGTTTCGGGCGTGGAACCAGAGAGTAAGCGTGCAGAGGAAATCAACGCCCTCTACCGCGATGAGATAGGCGGCGACAACGTTGTGCCACTGGTGGGGTATATCGGGGCTGGCGCTGAGATTATGCCAGATTTCGAGCAAATACCGCCGGAAGGACTTGACCAGATCGTAATCCCATTCGACCTCCCGGCCGAAATGATTGCCTTTGAAGTTCGGGGCGCCAGCATGCTTCCGGTGTACAAAGACGGCTACGTCATCGTTTGTTACCGCGAGCAAAGAAAGCCGTTGGAATACTTCTACGGCGAAGACGCAGCAGTGCGAACGTCGGACGGCCGCCGATTCCTGAAGACGGTAGTTAAAGGCGATCCGATAACCCTCATGTCCTTCAACGCGGCGCCGATTGAGGACGTGCGGCTAGAATGGATCGGGGAAATATTCGCCGTCCTGCCCCGAGGAACGATTAAGCATACCCCGGTGCGGCGCAAAATATCGAGCTAGAACCATAATCAGCACGCGCGCGCCACCCGTGCGCGGATATTTCAGGGTGCGGCATTGGTCAACATTTATATTCTATCCGTCAAACAGATATTTTTCTTGCGTAGAAATTCCGTTTGACGGATAGTCGCCTCGTTCGCAGCGGCAAATCGCCTTGCGTTTAACCCGAACGAGGACACCACATGTTCGCAAAATTCAGAGATAAGCTTTACGGATCGGTCAACAAGTACAGCGGTCGCAAGGACTTCCTTGAGGCCGTCTGCGCCGCAAGCGCCCTTGTTGCCGCCGCTGATGGTGACATCTCCGACGCCGAAGTCGGCCAGACGATCAACGCCATCACTTCCAACGCCCAGCTTTCCGCAGCCTTCAAGACCGCCGAAATCGAACGCACCGCTGATGCCATGCTGAAGCGTGCGCAGGGCGGCCGCGTCGGTCGCGCCGGCCTCTACAAGGAAATCGAAGACATCAAGGCCGACCACGATATGGCCGAAACCGTCTTGCTGTCCGCGCTGGATGTGGCCGACCACGGCGGCATCGACGCCAAGGAGCGGGAAGTGCTGGCGAAGATTGCTTCGACGCTCGGCCTCAACCTCGCAAACTACGATGTCTGATTTGATCAGGTCGGTTAAGGGCGCTGCCCTGGCTACGGCAGCAGGAGTGATTATCCTGCTGCAGTTCACGATCCTCTCCGCCGCGTTGGACTTCGTCACCAGCTTTCTGCTGATCGTCGTCGGCTTCGTGGCCGGCAGGTTCTCGAAGTAATCCGTCCGGGCCGAACGATATCGGCCTACACCCTTCAAATTCGAGGAAGTAAAATGGCTGGAACTGAAGGCCTTCCGAAACCTATTGGAAAAATCCCATCCCCCTATGGAACGATGATCGATGTCTACTTTGACCGATCGCGCCATGTAGACGAAGACGAATGCTATTTCCACGACATGAACGGCTGCATGGATGTCGCGGGCGTCTATGGCGTGGAGAACCGCAAGAAGTGCTTTGAAGCCATCAAGTCGCGCACGTCGTCAAACCCTAAAGTTACCATGCAGGTTTTCGTAGATCACGGCGGCCACACCGTTCCGAAGGTTCCTATCCCCGCAGCTGATGAAAGCGTCTACAAGCGCATCGAACTGCCAGTGGAAGGCCAGAACGTTATTGAGAATTGGGTGGATATTGCCCTTGAGGCATCGAACTGGACGGATCGCGCCGCGCGTTTGATAGATCCTGCCTTGGCGCAGTCAATCCAGCATTCGAAAACCTTCAATCTCCCGGCTGACATCCGCGATGCCGTCATCGCTCTATCATTCGGTCATATGATCACGTCCGGCCTTGAGCATTTGCACGAGGAGGAGATCGACTGCCTGGAAGCAGCGGCGATCTATTCGCTTACGCTTCATGAAGCTTGGCGCGCGGCTGGCATCAAGTGGCTCAAGCCGTTCCGTAAAACATGGTTCAAGGATTGGAAGCGAGAACGTCCTGTGTACCGTGAAGCCGCGAGGCTAATGCGGGAAGTTGATGAGAACGTGCCGGCGTGGCTCGGATCGGACAATTGAGCGGCGGTGCATGATGCGTCAGTCCTCATCCTTTTCGGAGCGGTTCAGCCGGTTGGCAAAGTCAATGAACGTGTCAACTTGCTTTTTTGTAGACCCGAGAGCTTTGAGGCGGTCAGCAATGTCTTTGGAATCCTGTATCGCTTCCTTCGAGGTCGGCGCACTCCGCAGAACCATTCCTTCCATGATGTTTGATCCAACGATTGCATATATCTCGCGAAGGAATTCCTGCCCGACGCTGAATATGTCCATAGGGCTGAGATTTTCGGACTTGCCTTCCTTTATGCGCTGGATCATCGCATGCTCAGCCTCGAGTCCCTTGGTGACGGCGTCCAATAAATCGCGCAACTGGCCTTCACTTCGCATTCCAAGATGGCACAGCCTCCTTATCGCCTCACCGCGCGACTTCAGGCGGTTTCGAAACATCCATTCGTCTATCGCCTCAAGCTCCGATGGCGACATCATAGTCACCACGCGCTGATCTTTAAGTTCGTCCGCCACGATATGCCCCTGTGCAAAGTTGGTAAACTTTACAAAGACTGTTGACACATACGAAAAGCGAGATCAATATGGCAAACATGGTAAACATGACAAACTCGGAAGATGGTAAACAGATGGTTAGCGACTCCCGAACTCGCAGGTTTGTGGTGATGCTGACGCCGAGTGAGGAGGATGCCATTCAGAAGTTCAGATACGACAACCGACTGCCGACGAAGTCTGAAGCAGCACGGGAGTTGATAAAAGCTGGACTGGCTGGGGAAATGAAAACGGCCTCAGACTGAAGTTCGCAGCTTCAACCAAAGGCCGGTTTCGAAATGACTGCCGCGTTCGCAGCGCGGAAATCGAATGTCCTGAACGATGAGGATCGAAAATGGACAAGACTTCCAATAGCACAAATGTGCCGACCGTTTCAATCGGTGGCGTTGAAATCCAGAAAATCGAGTATCGCGGCCAACAGGTGGTAACCTTTGCGATGATCGATAAGGTGCATAAGCGCCCAGACGGCACAGCAAAGCGCAACTTCGATGAAAACCGGATCCGCTTTGAAAGCGGTACGGATTTCGTACTGGTTTCTCTTGTGGAAATGCGACAGGCGTTTCCGGGCGCGTTTCCTGCACGCGGCGGCGGTGACGTAACACTTATGACGCAGCGTGGTTACCTCAAGCTGACAAAACCCATGAACGACGACAGGGCATGGGAAGTCCAAGATGAAATGATCGACGTTTACTTCGCTGCTATGGATGGCAAAATTAATGTCACGGCATTGCCCTTGCCGAAAAAGCTCAAAGCTGTTGGCGACGTTATGCAAGGCTTCTCGCGCCTTGCTGGCCTTCTCGGCCTGAAAGGTAGTCAGCGGGCATTGTCGGCGGCTATGGCAACGCAGCGGGAAACTGGCGTTAATGTCCTGCAACTCACCGGTATCACTCACCTGGACGCGGATATTCAGGAACAGGAAGTGACGCCGACGCTGATCGGGGAGCGGTTGACACCCAAGGAGACCGCGGCCCGCGTGAACGAAATCCTCGCGAGGATCGGCCTTCAGGTCAAGCACCCCTACACGAGTAAGGGCAAAGCCAAGCATTATTGGGAGCTCACACCCAAAGGCGAAGCCGCCGGCGCGATCTACAAAGACACCACGAAAAAGCACGATAACGGAACGCCGGTCAAACAGATCAAGTGGCCCGTGAGCGTTATCGCTCTGCTTCAAGCCGAACTCAGCAAGTAACCAGCGACCGGCGCGCACGGTGCGCCGATCTCCACCCTTAGAATTTGGAGAATGACAATGCCGAACACGATTCCGGCCGCTGGCGAAGCCATGCCCGAAGTTACCCTTGAAGCGATGATTGCGCGTCACAACGCAGCAATTGAAGCAGCTAACAATCGAAAAGGCCCCCTCGAAGACAGCCCCGAGGAAGTCGAAATGCACGCCGCCATGAATGCGTTTTTCGAGACCTCGGCAAAGCTAACGTCCTTTGATGGCCTGGTGGCCGCGCTTCGACTTGCTGACAAAGAAAACGAGGATTTCGAATGCTCCGTGGTCAGCGCCGCGCTTGTGAAGGGCGCGCTTGCCTACTTGGAAGCCCAGACCGCGAAGGCACGCCTTTCCGATCTCCTGCGTCAGGCAGGGCAGATCATTCGCGACAACCCCGATCTGATGATTGATCGCGTCACGATCTATCATCATGGCGTTCACACCATGATTTTGCTCCCAGGGATGGCGCCCTCTATTCCGGAAGGAGAAAGCGCATGAACGCTACCCGCCGCTCCTTTCTCGGCGGCCTCGCTGTCGCCTCGGCACTCACCACGGCCGGCGTTGCGCACGCGGCGGCTAAGAAGCACAAAGACGCTGAACTGTTGGCACTGACCGCCGCTCTTGATGAGGCGCACGGGGCTTTTCTCGCAGCGGAGGAAAACCTTCCGCACTTTCAGGCAGCTTTCCGGGCTATCGCGCCCTCCGGCGAAGGCGTTCTTTTCGAGGAACATTATTCCGGCCAGTGGCGTCATCAGGTTGATTTCTATGTCGATCCGACCAGCCCGAAGCATGAGAACCTGAAATCAGCTAGTGGGCGCCGCATGATGGTTGTCAGCGTCTACGCAATTGACCGTCAAGTTAAAGTCGGATCGCTAAACCCTCGCTTCACAAAAGAGATTCGCGCGCTCGCCGCCAAGTTTGAGGAGGATGTTGAAAAGGCGGTCCAGTCTTCCGGCCTTGAAGCGGCTCTTGAGGCTTATTGGCGGGCAGAAGTGCAGCTTCGCCGCGTCGTTCAGGACATCGTCAAAGTCCGCGCCAACACCTTAGAAGGCATTGCTCTCAAGGTGCGCGCCACTGCTGCTTATGCCGCCCTCGGTCCCGACGAGCGCCATTCCGCAAGCATGTGGATCGCAAAGGCTATTTGGTCCGATCTGGGGGAGGAAGCGTAATGAAAACTACCCAGGCAATTCACCCCGATTTATCCCGCCAGTGCTATGGCGGGAAAGACTTACTTTCCGGCGCCAGTCGCCTGGCGGCCGAGCTGGCCTCAGTCATGCAGAACATCCACGGTATGACCTGGCGCGTCCACGTTCAGCATTCGGACGATGCCGCGTTTGCGATGGTGGCGCCTGCCGCGGAAGGCCGGAGGGCGTCGGTATGAACCAGTCCCTCCATCCGGACCTTGAGCGCCAGCTTATTGGTGGCGCTGACCTTTTGAGAGAAGCCAAGAACGCTGCCCAATATCTGTCCGTCATTATGCAAGAAATACACGGCGGTGAATGGGATATAAGCGTCAACCACGAAAACTGCTTCGTGCTGGTTGCGCGTGACTTCTCCGACAGGAAGGGAGCCGCAGCATGAGCGATTCCCGCACCAAATTTGACGATGCGGCTGGCGCGGCCGAAAGCTTCATCCACGCCATGAAGCGCCTAATCGATACGGCCTTCGATGGGGGGAACGAGAAGCCGAAAGATTATTGCGCCCTTCACCTCCTCGCGGATTCTGCCATTCGGGAAATCACCGAAGCGCACAAGGCGTTCGATGAGATGGAGGCGCGCTGATGAGCCACGGGGCCTTCAGACAGGCTGACATGGAAAGGATCATCAGGGCCGCCCGCAGCGAGGGCGCGGCGGTCCAAGTTGATCTAAGGACGCTGGTTGTTACCGTTATTCCCACTATCCACAGGCAAGACGGCCTTGACGAGCGCGTCAGCAACACCCGCATCCTGCCGTTGGGCGCTCTTGCCCCAGACGGAAAGGACAATTTTGATGAGGACTGACAGGCCCGGTTATAAATACCGGGACAACAAAGATGGATCGAGGGTCCATTATTGGGATCCGAAACGCGCCGTGAAGGGTTCGCCCGCGGCGCTTTCGGCCATTCGTCTTGATGACGATTTAACGGAAGACCAGATCGCCGCCGAATGCCGGCGTCTGACTGACCAGCTGCGCAGCGAACTTTCAACGCTTGGAGCCCCGCCGACATTCGACGGGACAATCAAAGCGCTGATCGATGCTTACAAGTTCGATACGACAAGCTCCCTTCACAGCGTCAAGCACTCGACGCGCATAAGGGACTATGAGCCAAGCTTGCGCGTGCTGGAAAAGAATATCGGCTCGCGCCGGATCGACGTGCTGAAAGCTTCGGACTTCAAGAAGTGGTTCGGGGAATGGCGCAAGAAGGGACATAGACGTGCCGCTGGAGCGATCAAGCTCTTGCGGGTTATCTTGTCCTATGGCGCGGGGGAACGCTTGCACGGCTGCGCACAAGCACGGTCTATCCTGTCGGATATGCAGTTCGAACAGCCAGGCGCCCGAACCGTCGCAATGACCTATGAACAGTGCGAGGCCATCGTAAAGAAAAGCGCCGAGATGAAATGCCCGTCGATCGGATTCGTTGAAGCGCTGAAATTCGAAACAGCCCTGCGCCGGATCGATGTAATCGGGGAGTGGTCGCCGCCGCCTGAAGGTGGTCCGTTCCGGTGGCGTGGCCTGACGGCCGGGGATATCTCGAAAGACATGATCCTGTCCATCAAGACGAGCAAAACAGGCGCCCTCGCCTCTCGCGACCTGAACGTCATGCCACTGGTGACGGAAGCCCTGAAGGCTTACACGATCCCCGAAATCGGTCCTGTCGTGATCGATGAGGACACTGGCAAGCCTTACCGGGATAACCACTACACGACCAAATTCAGCAAGGTCCGGAAAGCTGCCGGCGTGCCAGATTATGTGTGGTCAATGGATTCCCGGGCGGGCGCCGTTTCGGAGACTGTCGAGGCAACAGGATCGCTTGAAGCCGCCCAGGAATTGGCGACACACAGCACGCCGAAAATGACAAAAAGGTATAGCCGCGGTGACGGTTTGCAGTCGAGCAGACGAATCGCGGAAATGCGCGCCGAAAAGCGCAAGTGA